ATGTGTATAAGAGACAGCTACAGGACCCTCGTGGCCCTGGGAGCGAGCCCAGAGGAACTCACGGGCGAACTTGACGTAAACGACGAGATGCTCAATGCGTACCTCGGCAACGAGTGCGTTGTCACGCTCCGCAAGCGGACGTATGAGGGCCAGGAGAACAACCAGGTCGTCAACATCCGAGCACTGACGGAAGAGGAGGCCGCGCAGCTCAAGTAGTTCCTGGTTCCTACCCTGCAGGCTGGACACGAGGACCTTAGTTCAAATCCAAGCGGAAGTCTCGGAGGTTTTTGATGCCGTTGGGTGTTCTTCTACTGAGTGGGGGTATTGACTCTACGACCCTAGCATACCACTATAGCGCTAGAGGGTACACTCTTCACTGTCTCTCGTTCGATTACGGTCAGAAGCACCGCAAGGAGCTTCTGGCTAGCACTGAGATAGCTAGGTGTCTTGGTGCGCGTCATGACATACTAGATATCAGTGCTGTGGGTGCTCTACTATCTTCTTCGGGGTCGGTGCTTGTTGGGGACGGTGACGTTCCTGAGGGTCACTATAGCGCAGAGAGCATGAAGTCTACGATCGTACCTAACAGGAACGCTATCATGCTGTCTATTGCCTTTGGGGTTGCTGTGGCCGAGGGGGCTGAATTTGTTGGGTATGCAGCACACAGCGGAGATCATTTCATCTATCCTGATTGCAGACCTGCGTTTGTGGATGCCTTCAGAGCAATGGAGGTTTTTTCCCTGGGGTGTGAACTACCTAACATAAGGTCCCCGTTCATACACATGACCAAAGCAGAGGTGGTGTCTCTAGGCCACAACTTACATGTACCTTTCACCTCAACATGGTCCTGTTACGTGGGTGAGGATCGTCACTGTGGGAGGTGTGGCACTTGTGTAGAGCGGGCAGAGGCCTTTTCCTTAGCTGGTGTTGTGGATCCTACCCTATATGGGGATCCAGAGTACTGGCGCATAGCTGTTGCACATGCTTAAGGTCTCAGAGATCTTTGGGCCCACAATACAAGGTGAGGGCCCTTCTCTCGGCAAGCCAGCATCCTTCTTAAGGCTAGCTATCTGCAACCTTAAGTGTGTGTGGTGCGACTCGAAATACACGTGGGACTGGTCCCAGTTCGACTACGAGTTCGAGATCAAGCGGATGTCTACCGACGAGGTACTTGAGGGACTCTTAAGACACAGGGCCAGGACCGGGCTTCTTGTTGTTACTGGAGGGGAGCCTTTACTACAGAAGGAGAAGTTACTACCTGTCCTCTCCGCTGTTCGGGGTATCTGGGGCTGGAGAGTTGAGGTAGAGACTGCAGGAACTATAGACCCAGGAGATCTGACGTTCTTTGTGGACCAGTTTAATGTCTCGCCTAAGCTGGCTAATTCAGGTAACGAGCTTGCGAAGAGACTAGTACCTGAGGTACTGACTCGCTTGTGTAGGGAGAGGTCATCAATCTTCAAGTTTGTTGTTACTGACCTTAGGGACTTGGAGGAGGTTGGTAGCATAGTCTCGGACATAGATATACCCCCGGAGACGGTCTATATCATGCCAGAGGGTGTCGATGTTCACACTCTTAAGCTTACGTCTACGCGGATCGCGAATGAGGTAGTCAGGCAAGGGTGGAATTTAACTACCCGCCTGCACATCTCGCTTTGGGGTAACCGTCGAGGAGTCTAACTTATGCATCGGGTTGAGCCTGGGGTTGATCTCATAGCCAGTACTGTCATAAACCGTGATGGTCTCAGAGACTACCTGAGGCGTATCGGGGTTGAAGACTGGGTCTCTGATGCTGGATCGGACATCGAAGAGATAGTAGAGGTGATGGGGCGGGGTTGCTACATGTCCTTTGGGACAGAGTTAAACCCAAACCTTACTAGGGTACGCTCTAGCAATGCGGCGTTCCTGGATAACCTTCTTGGCTCAGGTCATGGGTCGGTGATGCATCACGCCATGGTGAGCTTCGAGTTTACCAACGTTAGTCGAGTACTGACACATGAGTTGGTCCGGCATCAGGTTGGTGTTGCAATCTCTCAGACGAGTCTCCGCTTCCTTCGTCTTACGGATATGGGTATGTGGATTCCGTCCTGCTTTGCTGACAATCCGCGTGCTGTTGCGGTCTTTGAGAGACACTGGGAAGCAGCTGAGCGGGACTACGCCGAGTTACTCTCACCTGAGGTTCTCGGTTTTGACATTGACGACAAAGACGACCCGGCTACGTTTGCAATCAAGAAGGAGGTCACGTCAGCTGCTAGACGTGTTGCTCCCATTGGGGTTGCCACCAATATTGGCTGGTCTTGTAACATTCGGGCTTTGCGTCATGTCATAGAGCAGCGCACTTCCCCGGCTGCTGAGGAGGAGATACGAAGAGTCTTCACCATAGTTGGTCGTCGTGCGATGAGGGAGTGGCCTGCTCTCTTTGAGGACTACGAGGAGCAGCCTCAGGCTGTAGGGTCTGTATTCCACACAGAGCGTAGAAAGGTCTAGGCTTTGCTAGAGCTAACCTCGAATGGCCGTAGTCTCCTGTGTCAGAGGTATGCCCAGAAAGAAGAGAAGTACCCGAGCTGCTCTGACTGTGGCGTGAAACACGAGACTGATGACCAGCTTTTAGACCGTATCTCCTTCGGGAATCCAGACTTCCGTGAGATGTTGGAGGCTCTGGACTTCCTACCTAATAGTCCGACGATATTTAATGCCGGGACGGGTAATGGCACCCTTTCTGCCTGCTTCAAGTTTGACGTAGCTGACTCTATGATGGACGATCTGGACGAGAATGGTGCGGTACTTACTTCGGACAGCATTACTGGAGTGGGTAGTAAGTCAGCTGCAGTGCAGAAGTGGGGTGGGGGTGTTGGCTACAGTTTAGGCAAGCTGAGGGCTAAAGGTACACGTATCGCAAGTACTCACGGCAAGGCATGTGGTCCTGTTGCTGTGATGAAGTTCTACCACTCTATTGCACTCATGATTACTCAGGGAGGCAAGCGAGCTGGTGCTCAGATGGGTATTCTGCCCTGGGACCACCCCGATATCCGAGAGTTCATACACTGTAAGGACACGGATCCAGAGGCCCTTTCGACGTTCAACATAAGTGTGGCATGCTCTGATGCTTTCATGGAAGGAGCAGCTAAGGTACGTGATATCCCTGAAGAAGACCACACAATCGTGGACAGAGAGGCATACGATCTTCTCCGAGAGATATCTGAGTCCGCGTGGAGCTCAGGAGATCCGGGGCTCTATTTTATTGAGCATGCCGAGGTAGAAAATCCTACGCCCTGGTTGGGTCACTTAACTGGAACTAATCCTTGTGGGGAGGTGCCCCTACTAGATAACGAGCCCTGCAATTTGGGTTCGATCAATCTTACCCGGTTCGTACTTACTGGTGGTGGTCCCAGTTTCGATCTGACGAGACTTGAGAGGGTAGCTCGAACAGCTACGCGCTATCTCGATGAGGTACTAGATCGGAATTGGTTCCCCCATCATGAGATTGCTGCGGCAGCAAACCTGACACGTAAGCTTGGTCTTGGGGTTATGGGTTGGGCCGATGCTCTAGCCCTATTAGGTATCCACTACGACACTGAGGAGGCCATAGAGCTGGGTTCAGTGGTTATGTCCACTATCAATAGAGCTGCGGATGAGGAGAGCTGTGCTCTTACCAAAGAAAAAGGGCCCAATCCTGCTTTTCTAGATAGATACGGGGAAGTAGATAGCTTAGAGATGCCTAGGAATGCTACACGAACCTGCATTGCCCCTACTGGTAGCATCTATCTCCTGGCTGGGCTAACAGCTAGCGGTATTGAGCCGCATTTTGCCACCTCCTGGACTCGCACTTTGGGTGATGGTACTGAGCTGGTTGAGGAGGTAATGGCTGCTGAGGGATTCCAGCCTAGGACGTCGGGAGAAATCTCCTGGGAGTGGCACGTCAAGCATCAGGCTGTCTTCCAGCAGTTTACCGATCTTGCTGTCTCTAAGACGATTAACATGCCTAACGATGCCACTGTCGAAGATGTAATGTCGGCGTATATTGAAATGTGGCGTTCTGGTTGTACTGGGGGCACAGTATATCGGGACGGTTCGCGAGCTAACCAGGTATTGCGGGCTAGGCCTAGTGAAGACGTAGATGCAGACTCTGTAGCACTAGAGGATATCATCCGACCCAGAATGCATCTTCCTCGGAGGGTTGAGACAATACGGTGGGGCTTTATCCTTGCGGGGATAGAGGGCTTCATACATGCGGGGCTTGCAGAGGATGGCGCTCTTGGTGAGGTCTTTCTAACGTTTGGGAAAGATGGTAGCACTATTGCAGGGCTACTAGATGCGCTTGCTATCAGTATTTCTTTGGGGAGACAATCAGGGGTGCCTCTAGAGACGTACGTACGCAACTTTAGGAATAGGCGGTTTGAGCCTTACGGACTTACAGACGATCCTGAAATTCCGACAGCCACTTCTATTGTGGACTACTTAGCTAGGTGGCTAGAAGGTGAGTTTCTCAATGGCGAGCTTGAGGACGAGCCAGGTCTTGGGATGGTTTGTGACGACTGTGGAGCGCCGGCGATCAATCAAGAGGGATGCCTACTCTGTTCTGCAAGGTGTGGTTGGAGTAGGTGCTAGGTAGCACTCTAGTTGGGAGACAAAGTGACTGAGCAGACAGACAAGCTCGAGCAGGCTGCACGCTTGATCATTGAGGCCCTGAACGAGGACCCTACACGTGAAGGGCTCGAGGACACTCCTAGAAGGTTTAGGGATGCCTTCATGGAGGACTTCATGCCGAATGGTTCTCCTGAAGAGGCCCTTGCAGAGATGACCATGGAGGAGACCTTCGAGCAGATGGTGATGGTACGTAATGTACCAATCCGCTCTCTCTGCGAGCATCACATCCTTCCATGGTTTGGGCGTGTTGCTATCGGTTACATCCCTCAAGATAAGACAGTAGGTCTATCCAAGCTCACGCGTATGGTACAAGCTGTAGGTCGTGGGCTTACCATCCAAGAACGCTGTACCGACAAACTTGCAGCCGCTATGAATAGTGTCCTCAGGCCTGTAGGATGTATGGTGGTCATTGAAGCCATACATACCTGCACGCTCTTGAGGGGAGTACGCACTGAGCTACAGACGTTTACAACCTCTGCGACTATGGGAGTGTTCTTGACTAACCCCGCTCCTAGGCAAGAGTTTCTTACTCTCCTTACTCGAGGCAGCATAGTATAGTGATAGTAGAGAAGCTATACGAGGGTGAGGCGGCTCCACGCTCTCCTATGCGTGCAGGTCAGTTTCGGATGTCCATGTCCGAGGCGTGTACTCGTAGAACGGGGTACGAGTTCTTAGGCTATCCGCCAGAGCTGTCCGATGCAGATGATCGTACAGCTGTTGTCATGCAGGATGGCAATCTTCATGAGCAGGATATCGTTAGACGTCTACTTCTGAAGGGCTTCAACATATGGAACTTCGGTGAGGGCCAAACGTGGGTTTCTACAAAGGTAGGCAACCAGGTCTGGCGCGGGCACCCGGACCTCTTCATTGAGGTTGATGGCGTAACGTACGGTTTGGATGTAAAAGCCTTTAGGGACGAAGTTTTCCGTCGTGAGGTTGCAGGTGCTGAGGAGGTTCTTCCAGGAAGGTATGTAATTACGGACCCTGCGATATTTACTGAGGGCCCGTTTTCTATAATGGGTCAGATGCAGCTATATCTACATTCGGAGAAGGCTCGTGAACTAGGGATCACTGAGTGGATAGTCCTTATCAAGAATAAGAACACTGCAGAGCTTGCTGAGTGTATCATTCCCCTGATGCCTGACTACCTAGACTATGTCACATCGAGATGGCGTGGTTTCTGGGGCTACATGACTGCTAAGCGCCTGCCGGGGCGTAACTTCGAGAAGGGTAGTATCGAGTGTAGGTACTGTTCCTTCCGTGAGAGATGTTGGGGCCCGCTAGGTAGGCTACGTAAGAGGACAGTAGAGCTAGACGACCCGGACCTAGTACATACAGCTCAGCTTTGGAGAGAGGGTAAGGACTTTGAGAAGCGGGCAACTACAAGGCTGGAACTGTCTAAGCTGAGGTTTGAGCAGGCTGCTATCCAGAACAATAGTGACCGCATTATTGTAGACGAACTGGAGATACAAGTCAATATACGGTCCAGGACTAGTCTCAGTACGGGGTACGTTTCTGAGCTGTTGGAAAGGTTACGGCGGGAGGGTGCTCTTACTGATGATGTGTACAATGAGTGTTGGGACGAAACTACTTACACCGAGGTTCGTGTAGCTGACAGAAGAAAGAGAGGCTAGTTGTGAGCATCGGGAAGTTTCGGGATGCTGAAACCTTCTATGACCTAGTTCAACGTAGGCGCGAAGCTGGGTTCGTGAAGTACGCTATCCTTGTTGATGGTCAGGAAGTCGACAAGGCAGTATTCATGGACACTTCTTGGGAAACGGTTGAAGAGGTGGCTGATGCCATTGTCTACCTCCGCTTCGAGAGTGCCAAGGTCGGCTCTGCTGGTCTTAAGCAGGAGCAGAACCGTATTGAGGCCTGGATTCGGTCTCTATTGCTATTGGGCTCCGACATCTACAGCTACAGGTGCCGTATGATTGAAAGAGGGTCCGACCTCGTTAGTACGGAGGTAGAGTAGTCTTGCGTTTTGCACCTATAGTCCCTTTCGAGTACGATCCTGCCTCCCTGACTGACTACCATCTGATTCTGGCGCATGAGGTCTTGGAGAACGACGCTCTTAGAGAGTACTACCAGAGGCTCAATCGTCACGTCATTATCCTGGACAATAGTGTGATAGAGTTGGGTGAGCCTCTAAGTGCTGGAGAGCTTGAGTTAGCCTACTCTTTCTTTCCGGCTAGTTACTTAGTACTTCCCGACGTAATAGGGGACGTGCCTCAGACAGTTGAACTAGCTAGGGAGTGGGTCGGTAACAAAAGACCAAGTAGGCGCCTGATGGTAGTGCCTCAGGGTAGCCAGCCTAAGGAGTGGCTGGAGTGTTTGGATACCCTGGTACGCATTATCGCACCCGTGGGTGAGGAGCTCGTTGTTGGTATCGCCCGGCTGACTGAGGACTGGGAAGGCGGGCGTGAGTTTCTGTATAAGGAAGCAACCCGTCTAGGTGTATGGAATGGGGACTACCACCTTTTGGGGGTGCAACACAAGCTAGAAGAGGTTATGTGGGCTAGGCAACATGTCCTGATTTGGGGGGTTGACTCTAGTCTTCCTGGGCGTGCTGCTTTGATGGGACTACGTTCGGAGGAGGTTCTAGACCTCCGTAAGGCTCCAGATCTCCTGACGTACGAGCCACGCATTCATGATGAAGTACAAGCGGAGATCATTAGGGTTGTGCACTCTGTAGCATGAAACCTAAGTATCCGGGCTGCAAGTGTAGTACTTGCCCCTTTGCAGATAGACAGTTTGTGCCTCCCTCAGGCCCTCCTGATGCAGGGGTACTTTTTTTGGGGCAAGCACCTGCTAGGGGCGAGGTTCGGGATGGCAGACCCTTTTCAGGCCCCTCTGGTATCGCGTTTGAGGCTGCACTAGCGGAGTGCGGTCTTTCGCGTGATGAAGTCAGAGTGGATAACACGATACTATGCTTCTTTGCGGGAGGTGAGCGTCCCCCACGAGAAGTAGTAGAAGCTTGCAGAGGACATGTTGACCTGGAGACTCCTAGGGCCATAGTACCTATGGGTAACGATGCCGCTGGTGTCGTACTTGATACCTGGGATGGTATCATGCGCTATTCCGGTGTGGCTATTGGTAACCCTGAAAAGAGTGTAGTTCCTCTAATACATCCCGCCTTCTACATCCGTAGCAGACCTGAAGGTTTTCGAGACTTCAAGGACGGGATTGACTTAGTCTCACGTATCGCGAAGGGTCGCTCTTACCATCATGTAGGTTCTGAGTACAGGGTACTTACGGATAAGGATGAGGCGATTGCTCTACTCGAGGAGCTTACTCTCAATCCTCCTGATACCCTAGCAGTTGACCTAGAGACAGACTGGCCTGATGTCGCGAGTGCTATCATTACGTGCGTAGCTCTAGCTTGGAATGAGACTGAGGGGGTTATCATTCCATGGGACTCTGACTACCTTGAGGCGCACGGTTCTGATTTCGTAGGTCTCTTAGAGTTTCAGGACGTCTATGATGCCCTCAAGGCAGCACTTGAAGCGAATAGTGGAGTTCTAGCCTACAATGCACCCTTCGATGCTTGTCTGCTGAAGAGAGAGGGTATTGATGTATACATAAGAGATGACCCTCTCCTCATGCACTATGCTCTGGATGAGAGAAGGGGTGTTCAGGGTCTGAAGATTGTAGCTCGCCTAGTTTTGGGTATACCCGACTGGGAGGAGGAGATAAAGCCTTACACGAAAGGCGGGAAAGCCTACACTGAGATCCCACCAGAGATCCTCTTCAAGTATGCAGCTAAGGATGCTTGCATAGAGCTTGCGCTTCGCGAGCACTTCTGGGGAGTCTTGAATCGTCCAGAAAATGCAGGCGTACTGAAGCTATATATGGGTGAGGGTATCTTCCCTGGCCTTATGGGCTACTGCAGGATGCTCGTAGATACTATCACGACAGGTGTACGTATGGATGCGGTACAACTGTCGAAGGCCATGACAGACATGCCTGCTAAACTACGAGAGCTAGAGTTAGAGCTCCGGGAGATGGTAGGTGACAGGTTCTACAACCCGAATAGCTATAAAGACAACCAGCATTTCATGTTTCGGGTTTTAGAGCTTCCTAAGATAAAGGGGGACAGTACCGATAAAGATGTTCTCGAAGCCTTGTCGGGACAGCATCCGTTTATAGACCTGCTCGTCGAGTACAGACAGTTGCTGAAGGTCTGTAACACCTACATGTTCAACTTGGCTAGAGCTTATCGTGCAGGTAGAGGCCATCCTGACCTAAAGCTCTTCGGCTCTGTAAATGGTCGCCTAACTGCGAACCAACTTAATCCTCTAGTATTCCCGAGGGAATCTAGAGGGGATCTCTACTCTTCGGTCAAGAAGATATTCATAGCTGACGAGGGCTGCTTCCTATTACTGGTTGACTACTCAGGGATGGAGTTTCGTATAGGTGCGATTCTCTCAGGTGACCCCTGGATGCTGGAGAATCTTCGGGATCCCGAGTTCGATATCCATACAGCTGTTGCTATTCAGATGTACGGTGACACGTTCCTAAATGCGGATGCTGAACTACGTAAGGAACTACGTGTTATCGCTAAGATGCTGGTCTTTGGACTTAACTTTGGCAGGGGACCTGCATCTATTGCTAAGCAGTTGGGCTGTTCAAGGTCGAAGAAGCGCCAGGAGGCCATAGGCACCTGGGATGGTGTTGCAACCTGTAATCTGTGTGACAGAGGTCGTAAGTGTCAGAGGTCCCTTAGGGAGTCCTACCAGTTAGTTGAGGCATACTTTACGCCTATGCCTGTATTTAAGTGGTGGCGTGAGAGTGAGATACAGCTTGCACACAGTCAGGGTTACATAGAGACCCCTCTTGGCAGGAGACGCCGGTTCGATCTGATAACCCGAGAAAACGTTGGACGTGTACGTACTCAGGGTGTTAACACTAACACACAGTCTACTGCGAACGACTGCAATCTCACTGCCATGTACCGTTTGTGGGCAGAGAAGGGCGACATTATTCGTCCTCTCTGGCCTGTGCATGATGCTATTCTCTCGAACGTATCTCTAGATGCCACACCTGAAGACATTGATGACATCTTACAGATCATAGCAGAGACACCTCAGATGCTACTCGGCACGGACCTGCCGTTCTTCTTGGATGCTGAGGTTGGTTTTCGTTGGGGAGAGCTGGAAAAGTACACAGGTAAGATACCTACTCTTGAGGTCCTTGCTACTGTCTAGCGGAAGATTTCACACAGTTATAGCAGACGAGAACCCTTGGATACTACTCACAAGTGTAGTATAATTGATACATAGGTAATTGAGTGATGCCCCCAAGCACAACTCAAGCCAGAGCTTCAGACGAGCCCGGTGACTAGTCTTCGTAGGTGCGGTATACTTAAGTCAAGCTAAGCTGATCAATGCTTAGCATTCTGACAAGGAGGTTAAAACCGTGGCATACGCAGATCTCACTCCCGAGCAGAAGGCCAAGCGGAAGGCGTACCAGAAGGCGCGACGTCAGAAGATCGAGCAGGCGGCTCGTGACGCCGCCACTGGCAATTCCGCCAACGGCGACAAGGTTGGGATTCTACCCGGGGGAAGCGCTGAGGAAGGCGCGGAAGGTGACGACATAGGAGCTCTCCTGCGGAAAGGCATTGGAGAGTCCCTAGACGTCGAAGAGTGATTCCAAGGAGATAACCCGTGGCCGCACTAACCATGCTGGACGTGGCTGCCATTGAGCAGAAGCCCCTGAAGAAGGCCATCATCATGGCCATGTTCAAGGGCGTTCTTCCGTCGCCGATGGACTTCTTGCCTCTGGGTAACGCAAA